TGCGAGGCGCTTGTTGAGGGAGATGTTCTTCTCGATCTGCTCGTTGAGTTTTGTCTCCATGTCATCAAGTTTGTCTACCATAGACTCAAGGACATCATACTTCTCTTCAGGGATTTCTACATAATGTTCTTCAAAAAGACTCTTCATTCCGGTGAGGAATGATTCAGTCATCTCAGTCTTGAGTGCATGTTCGATAACGAGGGCATTTTCAGTAAACCACTCGTCAGCGACGTACTCCAGATAGGAGTCAACACGCTCACCGAGTGCTACTTTTGCTTCCTCGATTTCTTCAGCGAGTTGAGCAGCATATGCTTGCTCTAACTCTTCTTTAATACCGGCAACCTTAGCATTGATTGCTGCTTCAAAGATGGTCTTTGCCTTTTCTTTGAATTCTTCGGAAAGATCTTCGCCACCGAGGAGAGCATTGACATCTTCTTCGATGTCATACTCAGCGACAACTTCCTCTTCAGCAGTCTCTTCTTCAGAAACTACCTCATCGGTTACTGTCTCTTCTTCTTCGATGGTGTCTTCGGTGGAGAGTTCTTCGTCTTCTTTCATACCTTTAGGCATTGGATCTGCTTTTCCAGCATTCTTGGTTACTACGTCCTTAACTTGCTTAAGGGTTGCGCCGGGTTCCTTCAGCTTTGCTGAATCATCATCGGGCTTGTAGTTTTCTGGGGTAGGACCGCCGAGATCTTCGACACCTGCCAACTGAGTTCCGGGATCCGCCATTTTAGGCATAGGATCACCAGGCTTCGCGTTAGCGTTAACAGCGGTGCGAGATTGCTGTGTCTTTACTTCCATTTCTTGTAATTTCTTACCACGAGACATTTGAACTCTCCGATTTACCGGTTATTAAACTATATTTATTTATAAAATTAAAGATTAGAAAGAAAGTCATTAAATAAATTTAACTTTTTCTCATCTAATGCGCTTTGATCAACCAGGGTGTTGATCTCTCTGTATGTTTTCTGTGCATACTTTTCACGAAGGATGCCACCATCCCATACCCAATCTTTTCCTTCCATAATTCCCTCAACAAATGCATCGGGAGCAGAAGGATCAGCAACGATATCAGCAGCAGTTGCCAGCATGAAGTCGTCACCGACAACATTGATTCCCTCTTTAGTTTGTCTGAGAGAACCAATACCACGAGAAGATACGCCGAGTTTTACGCCCTCTTCAACAAGAGCAGAAGCAATCTTACCCATGGGGGTGTTCAGAATCTTTGCTTTACCAACGAAGTTTGATCCAGATTCTTTCAGTGAAACAATCTTGTGTGATACACGGTCAAGGTTGACGGTAGGACCATCGGGGTGACCGAGTTCTCCAAGTGCTCTGCCTGAAACAACATGGTTCTCGTTATAGCGAGAAACTTCGCGGCGCAGAGTTTCCATAGGATACATACGACCATTGCGGTTCTTGATGTTTCCTTGGAGAAAAACTCCTTCAATATAAAGAGATTTCTTGCCGTTCTTTTGTTCGACAATGAATTCTACTGATTCGATCTCTTCTCTGATAAGTTTCATGATACTCTGCTTAGATTCTTTGAACTTGTTGATAATGAAGGGTTCCACTTCCGTCGCCGTATCCGGCAACCATAAACGAACCTCTTAGTTCTGCGTAATCAGGACCAGGAGTTTGTGCGACATAGTTGGTATGAATACCAGAAGAATCATGATTAACAATAATTCTAGTATTGAAGAACCCATCTACACCTGCGGTTGTATTTACCGAGTCAACAATTTTATGTGTGAAAGTCAGATAAGATGGAACACCGGTCAGAGTGACGGCATCACCAACCTCAAATGGTTGACCCGTTCCCTCAGGGAAATCAATAATTGTTGTAGTTCCAGTGGTAACACCAACTACTCTTTGAGCAGAGACTTTACCCAGACTAATAATGTCGTCTTCACCCGCATGAACATAAAAATTAGTTGTTGATGCTGTTGGGAGAGTTCCGATAGCAACGTGACAACCGGCACCTTTTGCTACAACTCTTAAATATTCAGACTGATGTGCAGTCTGATCAACACCCCGCCTATTAGCTCCACTGGCAATAGGTAAGGCGGAATTTATTCCTACTGGATTTAACGCCGACATTATGCTAGAACAATCATTTACTAGTTATTTATTTATTTTATTCTTCGCCCTCTTCTTCCTCTACCTCATCCTCGGTTTCTTCTTCAGAATCGAGTTGATCAACAACATCTTCACCATCGAAAACAGCAGATGCTACTTCGGGGCGATATGCGTCAATTCTTTCAGCAGATTTAGAGAAAAGAAGTTCTTTAATCTTGTCACTAATTTGTGATGGAGACTCATCACTAGCGACCATATCTAAGAGGTCATCCATATGTGGTGTTAATAAACAACATAAGAGTATTTATGTATCAAATCTCTCCGCCTTTAGGCATTTCTGGTGCTTCAGTTGCGGACCCATCTGCCTCTGGTTCCATAGGAACTGCTCCTAATTGACCGTTTGCTTGGTCAAGTGGTTGTCCAGTTTCAGGATCTACAGGTGCATTTGGATCAGGAATGATACCTTTTTTAATTTCATCCTCGATCAATTTGTCCTGTTCAAGGATTTCAATATCAGTTTGACGCAGGATCTTACGGCGAACATAGTCTTGTGAGAAGTATTTGCCGATATAAGGTTCTGCAGTCTGAACCATTGTCAGTCTCTCATTCATGAGTTCTGACTCTTTCAGTTCAGAGAAGTGGTTATCATAGAGGAAGTCATACTGAATATGCTCACTCATTCTCTCCCAATCTTCTGGAGTAATGATGTTCTTCAGGATCAATTGGGTCTTCAGCATGTCATTAAACATGTTGGAGAATCTCTTTCTCAGACGACCAACGAACTTAGTAAACTTCAGTTCGTCTCTGAGGATTTCGGAGGATCTACCGAGATTAAATCCACCTTCGCCATCCATACGAGACGGGGGCACGTTAAGTGATCTGTATAACTTTTTCTTAAAATACTCAATGTCCGTGATTTCTCCAAGGTTTTGTCCTCCTGGAAGAGTAGTAATTTCAGTACCACGTCCTCCTTCTCTGCGAGGAAGCCAGAAATCCTCAAGCATTGCCATGTATTTTTTGTCATCACGGATCTCTCCAGTGTCAGCGTTATAAACAAGTTTGTTGCGATAACGCATCATGACATCACGCAAGTATTGTTCTGCCTTCATCTTGGGCAGATTACCTACATCAATATAGAAAATTCTACGTTCTGGTGCTCTGGACAAACGATAGATGACCAGAGAATCCTCAATCATACGGAGTTGATTGAGTGATTTGATTGCTTTGTGAAGATAAGAAAGTGTATTTCCTTTGTTTCTATCTACCAAACCGGATGTACAATAGGAAACAGAGTCCTTTGTCATCTTGATTCCTTGACTTGCTCCAGTTTGAATTGGATTAGCAGAAGGATATCTTGGTTTTGGATTGTAGAGAAAATACTCCTCAATCTCAGGGAAGTCATAATCCATTGGATCATTCTTCAATGGATTGAGTTTATTCAACTCTTTTTCTTTATCTTTCTTTTGTGTGCGAACATGACGCATCTTCATTGCGTCAATATAACGCAACTCTTGAATACCCTCATGTGGGTTCTTCAAGTCAACAACTTTATGATAATAAATGCGTCCGTCAATATACCAATTACGATAGATTTCGTGTGCTTTCTTATCAAAGTCTAGAAGATCAAGAATATACTTGAATTCTGCTCTGATTTTTTTCTTGATACCATCGCTGGCATTCAGATTAGAAAGTTCAATTTCAATGGGAGAATCGTTCGTATCTGAAACGATTGCCTCATTCACAATATCTTCAATGGCACTATCACACTCAGGGTGTAATGCCATCTCACGATATCGCTTGATCAGTTCAAACTCGGTTCGGTATACACCTTCAAGGTCAACGTAAGAACCAAAAAAACCACTACTCGCAAAGTGGTCAACCCCATCCTCATTATTTTGAGGAATAGGGGAGACCGCTCCGGGAGATAGTGGTTCTGTGTCCTCTATCGAGAACCCAAACAATTTTGACATTATTTAATTTAACCTAAGTTTCTACTATTTATTAACCGTTAGGACCGCCTGCTCCGGTGACGGAGAAGGTCTGAACCTGGAAGGTGACTGTGAATTCTTCAATTGTATCAGAAGAATCGTAGCTCAGATCAATAGAGCTAACTTCCGTTGGGAAGATGTCTTCAAAGACATATTCCTTCAGAACGGCATTTGATTCGCCGCCGTTATCTTGACTGCTAGAAGTAGAACCTCTACCAAGTTGATAAACAGTTGCGTTTGCCATGTAGGCACTTGGGTCAGTGGCACCAAGGTTGTTATCCAACTTAGCGATGCCTTCCATCCACTCTTCAAATGCGTTTCTAACTGCAAAGTTCTCGTCGTTAATGACGGTTACAGTCCAGGTATCAACAGTTCTGTCTCCAGCAACCTTGAAAATACGACCTCTAAATGGAACGTCGATGTTTGCGATTGTCGAAGCAGGCAACTGTGCTGCCTTACACATAAATCTAAAGTTATTGGGATCCCAGTCTGCGTTTGCCGCAGCTGCTGGGAATGTGGTCAGTTCTACCTCAAATAGATTGGGGCGTGCGCCGCCCCCCACTAGTGCTGACTTAAACTGAGAAATAGTTTTATTTTCTCTTGAAGTTGCCATGGTTGCTATCCTCCTTTAGTTATTTAGCTCTAAGATCAAACTCTGCCGACCACTTCTTCAAAGTCAACGCCAGTTCGCGTTGCTACGAAGGTGAGTGTGACATAGTTAATAGACTTCGCAGGCTTCAGGAAGATGTCTGCCCTGAACTCATTGTTATCAATGATGTCAGGAGTGTTGTTTGTCGTGTCGCAAACAACCAGGAATCCGAAGAGTCCTCTCTTCGCCTGAACATCGCGGAGATATGGTTCGACGATGTTTCTAAAGTTTGCTCTGGTCAGTTCGTCGTTGAGTTCAAAGAGTTGTGCCTCTGCTGCCTTCTGCAGTGCTTGCTCGACTGTCAGGAACAGACGGCGAACGTTGATTCTGTCGAAAGCGGAAGCATAACCCAGAGCAGTCTTATCACCAAAGAGGAGAGTTCCCAATCCAGGTTGAGTAATAACGGAGTTAATTCTCTGTGGATAGAGTTTGTCTCTTTGTGCCTTATTGGGGTTGTAGGCAAGTTTAACAGCGTTGTTAATAATACCGCGCTGTTGACCTGCGGGGGAGAACCAAGGATAAGCAACAAGGTTAGTTCTTACCATCAATCCGGCAATGTCACCATTACATGGGACATAGCGGAACTTGTTGTTAAATCTATCATACATGTACTTATAACCAGAATCAAACACCGCGTAAGAAGAAGACTGCAGTGAACTAAAGAAGTTGATCAGGTTATTAGTCTGTGTATCATCGTTGGTTACGTTGACCAGATTTGCTCTGTGCGCTCCAACTGTAGCAACACAATCCTTTCTGCTATTTGCGATAGAGATTAGTTTGTTTGCTTTTGCTTGTGATTCAAACTCATTATCAAATCCACCAGGACCCATGATCAAGAAGTCAACTGCGATTTCCTCTCTGTTGGAGAAGAGATCATATCCAGTCATCACACTTCCAAGAGCAGGACGCATTCCGCCGCTGGAGGAATAGTTCTCACCACCAGTCAGAGTGTATGAAGTGTTACCAATAGAAGCAAAGGTTACACCCTGAGCATTTTGGTTCCAGAGACCATCTCCAGTAGAGACTGGTACAAACGCGGTGGACTTAACACCAGAGTAAGTGGTGAATCCAGTTGCTCTAGGAGCAGTTCCGTG